GCCCGGACAGAAGCCAGGCGGCGGCTACGTGCCGGCCTGGAAGAGGAAGTAAGGAGGAGAACAGCTTGGCCGAGCACGAACCGCTCACGCCGCTCTCGACGTCCCAGAAGGAGATGCTGGAGGAGGCCGTGGCCACCTACCAGGCACACCTCACGGCCGAGACCGCCGCCTACCTGATGAAGCGGGGTATCGGGCGGGACGAGGCGCTGGCCTTCCGGCTCGGCATCGTCGCCGACCCCGCACCGGGCCACGAGAAGTACCGGGGGATGCTCGCGATCCCCTACCTCGGTCGGGACGGGCAGCCGCTCACGGTGCGCTTCCGCTGCCTGAGCGAGCACAACCACCGCGACTACTTCCACGGCAAGTACAACACCATCAAGGAAGACATCCCCCGGATGTACGGGATCGGCGCCGTCCACCGGGCGGGCGAGGAGATCCACGTCACCGAGGGCGAGCTCGACGCGATCATCCTGAACAAGCTGGGCCTGCCTGCTGTCGCCATCCCCGGCGCGAACATGTGGTTCGGCAGGCACCGAAGGATGCTCGCTGGCTTCAATCGCGTGTGGACGTGGGCCGATCCCGACGACGCGGGAGCCGAGCTCACCGGCAAGATCACACGGCAGCTTCGCTCCGCCAAGGCGGTACGGCTGAAGGCTGACGTGACCGACACCTACATGGCACACGGGGCCGAGCACATCCTCTCCCTGGTGCAGAAGAAGGAGGACTGACAGTGGCAGAGACCGAGACGGTCGACACCGAGCAGGCACCGAAGAAGGGTGGCCGGAAGCCGGACCCGATGACGCGGGCCATCACCGACATGAAGCAGGCCGCGAAGCACCTCGGCGAGTACGACGTGAAGCCGGCCCCCACGGGCCGCATCAACCTGCATGACCAGCGAGCAGCCGCGTGGGGCAAGGAGTACGGCGAGAAGGGCACGTTCGACGCCCTGCTCCTGTCGCTCGCCTTCGAGGCGCTGGGCAGCTACGAGCACGAGCAGCGGTACGCGCTGCTTCAGCTCTCCGCCGTCGCCCTCAACCAGGCCGCCGCCCTGGACGGTAGGCAGTGAGCGCCGAAGAGGAGTGGGAGGCCACCGACGTCGAGCCGGTCATCGATCACTTCTCCGCCGCGAAGCGGGCCGCCTCCATCGTGGGCGATCTGCGCCTGTCCCTCCGCAAGGAGGGCTTCACCAAGGAAGAGACGTTCGAGCTGGTCCAGATGTACTGGGCCTCGGAGTTGGGGGTGTTCGACTGAGTGCCTGTCGCACTGAAGCATGGCCGACTTGCCTACGTTGTAGCGCGAGGGGGGCACGAGGTGGTCCTGGCGAAGTTCTGCCAGTACGACTCCGACTCCCCTGGATACTTCGCCTACTTCGGGACCGAGCACACGGACTGGCCGGAAGACGTCGAGATCGTCGAGCTCGCGGTCGCAAGGTCGGTGTGAAGTGATCCGACTGAAGGAGCTGCCCGGTGAGCCGGGCCCCACCCTGTTCGACATCTACGCCGCGATGACCGAGGAGGAGCAGGAGGCGTTCGCGCCCCACCTCCTGGGCCAGACGTCGGCCGACTGGCTCGCATCCATCCTGCGCATCCACGGACACGACGTGTCCGCTACCACCATCCGCACGTACCGCCGATCTCTTCGGCAGGAAGGAGGCTCCAGTGAGCGAGCTGCTTGACGGACTCCTCGCCAAGCCGATCGGCCCCACGGTCGCGGCCAGGACCACGGACCCCGAGAAGGACTTCACGAAGCAGATCGAGGTGAACGGCGACGACGCTGCCGTCACGGTCCGCGGTGAGACCTTCGAGGAGAACGAGGGCGCAGCCCTCTCCGCCCTGGAGAAGCAGGGCTTGAACCCGTCCGAGTGGACGGTGACCGGTCTCCGGTCTTCCGAGTGGACGATGGCGAACGGAGACCTCGGGGTCTCGACTCGATTCTCCTTCGCCCGCAAGTGTGCTACTGTGACAAGCGATCGGCCGGCTCTGGATGAGCTGCTTGCGGCGATCGACTCCAGTCCACCGGTCGAACCGGTCACGCTGGCCGTGAAGGACGGCGAGGGCCACACCTTCATCGTCGCGCTCGGCGACATGCAGTTCGGCAAGATCGACGGCGATGGCGTGGAGGGCACGCTCCAGCGCACGATCGATTGCCTGAACAGGGCGGCCGAGCGGCTGGCCGAGTACCGGCTCCGCTTCAACATCACCCACGTTCACGTCGCCTGGCTCGGTGACCACATCGAAGGCTTCGTGTCGCAGGGTGGCGCCAACACCTGGCGGACGCAGCTCACGCTGAACGAGCAGATCCGCCTGACCCGCCGAGTGATGCTCCATGCGCTCCTCGTCTTCGCGCCGTTGTGCGAACGGCTGACGATGGCGGCAGTGCCGGGCAATCACGGTGAGGCCGTCCGGTTCATGGGCAAGGGCGTGACGCGGTACGACGACTCGCACGACACGGAGTCGCTGATCGCCGTGAAGGACGCGGTCGACCTGAACCCCGAGCGGTTCGGTCACGTCGAGTTCTTCGTCCCGGACACGGACGAGCTGACGGTCGTAGTCGAGTGCTCGGGCACGGTAGTTGCCCACGCTCACGGCCACCAGTGGAGGCCGGGCAAGGCGCTGGAGTGGTGGAAGGGACAAGCCTTCTCGCGCTCCTCGGCCATGCACCAGGCAGACCTTCTGCTCGCCGGCCACCTGCACCACGAACACGTCGAGTCGGACGGCACGCGCACCTTCATCCAGGTGCCGTCGATGGAGTCCGAGTCCACCTGGTTCCGGCATGCGAAGGGGTCGGGCGGAGCACCGGGCCTGATGGTCCTGGTCACCAAGGACGGCGAGACCAACACCAAGGAGATCGTGCGCTGAGCGTACGAGGAGAGGAGAACGCAGAAGTGAGCATCACCATTACCGACCTGGAGGTCGTCGACTACGACAACGCCGAGCAGGCGATCGTCGACTGGTCCATCCTGGAGGACGCGAAGGTCGCGGACATCGCAGCCTCCGTCGCCTGGCGATTCGCCGACGACTACCCCAACCTCTTCGAGCAGGAGGACGCGCACCAGGAGGTGCGCCTGATCCTGGCCGAGCGTGCAACGACCGCACGCCAGGTACTGGCAGACGGGACGGGGCTCCTGTTCCGCTGGCTGACACAGCGGATGAGTAACAAGTTCCTGACCACGGAGAAGCGCCTGTCGGGCATGGTCGCGATCGACGAGCTGGAGAACGTCGAGCTCGGCAGGCCCGGCCTCCGGACGGAGTACCCGGCATACGACCTGCGCGAGCCCGTGGACGAGAAGGCCGACGAGCCCGAGCCTGAACGCCCCGTGCAGTGGGAGCCGCAGCCGAAGAAGGCGGTCACCGCACGGTACGACCGCGCGATCGTCGAGGCCATGCTGCCGTACGCCTGGGGCGACTCGGCCGCCTGGGGCATGAAGCAGGACACCGCCCCCGACCCGGACATGCCGCGCGGATCGAAGGACCCGAGCAAGGGGTGGACCTCGTTCGCTCACGTCATCGACGTGCGGTCCGGGCTGGAGAGGGCGGGCCTCACCCTCATCGAGAAGCAGTCGCTACTCCTGCGGTACGGCCTCGACTACTCCTACGAAGAGGCCGGCGCCCTGCGGGGCGTGCAGAAGTCGGGAGCGCAGCGCGCGACCGAGCGCGGCGTGGGCAAGCTCACCGCCCACCTGAACGGCGACAAGTACATCGACGGATACGACCAGTTGGAGGATGAGCAGAGTGAGTGAGATCGCACCGGAGCAGACGGTCGACCCGATCCCCGCGAACAAGGGGGAGTTCTACGACGACGTCAACCTCATGTACTACTGGCGCAACCCTGACGACGGACAGACCTACTCCCGCCCGTACGACGAGTCCGAGGCGGCGGGCGTGACCAAGCGCCAGGCGCTCGACGGGCTGCGTATCCAGGCCGAGGCCGCGATCCCTTACCTCGACGAGCGGATCGACCTGAGCCTGGCGTACTTCGCCAACCCGGCTCCGACCGCAGAGGAAACGGCAGCGCAGATCATGGTGCTGTCCGACCTCGCCGCGTACAGCGCGGGCACGCTGAAGCGCCTGATCGTGGTGCTCGGTGAGCTCACTGGTCGGCCGGTGTAAACGGACCAGGTGTGCAAGTGACGCAGGGGGCGGCCTACCAGGGCCGCCCCCTGCAGGCAGTGAGAGACATCAAACTTCAAGGAGGACTTACCCAGTGACTGACACCTTCGACGTTCCCTTCGGCCCGACCGGCGAGCTCGTCTACAACCGCACGTACTCCCGGACCCTGGCCGACGGGTCGAAGGAGACCTGGCCCGACACCGTCCGCCGCGTCGCCAAGGGCAACCTCGCCCTCGTCCACGGCACCGACGAGACGGCCTGGAGCGACGACGTGCGGGCCGAACACGACGAGCTGGTCTCCTACATGGACCGGTTCGCCATCATCCCCGCAGGCCGCCACCTGTGGGCGACCGGCGTAAAGGGTCGGCAGTACCTGTTCAACTGTCACGTCGCTCCGTGGGGCGACAAGCTGAGCCGGCACTTCGAGTTCACGTTCATGCGCCTGATGGAAGGCGGCGGGGTCGGCGGCAACTACAGCTCGAAGTACCTCCGCCCCTACGGCGCCCCTCGTCGCGAGCTCGACGTCCACGTGGTGTGCGACCCGATGCACCAGGACTACGAGGAGATGCGGGCCGCGGGCCTGCTGTCGACGGAGTACGACTCCGACTGGGCCGGGGCCTTCGAGGTCGAGGACTCCCGTGAGGGATGGGCTGACGCCCTCGTCGACCTGATCGACACGTTCATGAGCGACGGCGAGGTGAAGCACAAGGCCCGCGTCTACGACGTGAGCCGGGTGCGCTGCAAGGGCTCGCGCCTGAAGACGTTCGGCGGTACGGCCAGTGGTCCTGGCCCGTTCGCTCGGATGCTCCAGGAGGTCGGCCGCATCCTGTCCGGCGCCGCGCTCGGCTGCGACTCCACGGACTGCGCCTGCAAGGGCGGTCACCTCAACCCCGTCGAGGCCATGGAGATCGACCATGCCATCGCGGAGTGCGTGGTGTCGGGCGGTGTCCGCCGGTCTGCCCGCATGGCCATCTGCAAGTGGGACGACCCGTTCATCGGGGACTTCCTCGACTGCAAGGCGGACGGCTCGAAGCACTGGACCACGAACATCAGCGTCGAGATCGACCAGCGGTTCATCCAGGCGCTCAACGAGGTGACGGACACCCGGCACGCGGAAGCGGTCGAGGTGCATCACCGCGCGGTCGGCGCGATGCTCCTGAACGGGGAGCCTGGCTACTGGAACAGCTCGTACTCCAACGAGGGCGAGGTCGGCGAGGTCATCGCGACCAACCCGTGCGGAGAGATCGCGCTGGAGCCGGCCGAGAACTGCAACCTCGGGCACATCAACCTGGACTACTTCGCCCAGTCGGCGAGTGGCGCGAGGCTCGACCGCAAGGGCCTGCTCCGCGCTCACGAACTGATGACGCGGTTCCTGATCCGAGCCACCGAAGGTGACGTGACGGACGCCGAGCAGGCGGCCAAGCTCGCCCAGAACCGACGCATCGGAGTCGGCCACCTGGGAGTGCAGGGCTTCCTCGCGAAGCAGGGCATCGCCTACTCGAAGGCACCCACCTCGTACGCGTTCCGCAACCTGCTGAACGACCTGTACGACACGGTGCGCGAGGAGGCTCGGGCCTACTCCTTCCAGCTCCGCATACCGGAGCCCGTGAAGGTGACGACCGTCGCCCCGACCGGCTCGATCGCGAAGCTGCCCGGAGTGAGCGAGGGTATCCACCCGATCTACGCCCGGCACTTCATGCGTCGCGTCCGATTCTCCATGCCCGACCCGGCGCAGGCCGCGACGGTGCAGGGCTACATGAACCAGGGCTTCCTCGTCGAGAAGTGCATGTACGACCAGAGCGGCAACACGATGGTCGTCGCCTTCCCGACCAAGGAGAAGCTGGTCGCCGAGGTCGAAGAGCTGGGCTACGACCCGAAGATCGTCGAGTCCGCGGACGAGATCAGCCTGTACGACATGCTCAACTTCCAGGCCATGTACCAGACCGAGTACGCCGACAACGCGGTCAGCTTCACGGTGAACTTCCCGGAGGGGAAGTACTCCACGGACGAGGCGGCCGACATCATCAAGGCGTTCCTGCCGGAGCTGAAGGGCACGACCCTGATGCCGGACGGCACGCGAGCGCAGGCTCCGTACGAGCGGATCACCGAGGAAGAGTTCGACACCTACGAGCTGACGTCCGTCGAGGACGGCACCGACGAGGACTGCGCGACGGGCTCCTGCCCGGTTCGCTGACGCAAGACGAGAGCCCCCTGCCTCTACGAGGTGGGGGGCTTTTCGTCGTCTCGGACGTAGGTGCCCATGCCCGGCTCCGCCCAGAGGGTTCCCTCTTCGATCAGGCGTACGAGCGCACGGCGCATGGTGGAGGTGGAGACGTCGAACTCCGCGGACAGGGCGACGGTCGACGGCACAGCCGAGCCGGCCGGGTACTCCCCGCTCTCCACGCGCCGACGAATCTCCTGTGCGATCTGCGGCCAGGCCGCACGCCTCCGGTCGAGTTCCATGGACCGGACGCTACGACGGTCGACCATGCCTCGCGACCGGGGAATGGGTCGCCATGGCCGACTACGGTCGACTACGCTTGAACCATGGAAGGCACCTGCAACTACTGCCGTCTGCCGGTGGTGCACGTCGAGGTCGTCGTCGCCATCGAGCGCATGTCCGGACCGCCCTACATCCGAGTCGCCTGCTCGACCTGCATGACGCGCGAGGGGATGAAGCCATGGGAAAGCCCGATGGAGATCTTGCTCCTGCGTGCGAGCTCGCGATGCATGAGCACTGCGACGGGAACACGGACTGCCTCATCCACGGCGTGACGTACCAGCGGCTCCGATGCTCCTGCACCTGTCACCCGAGGCAGATCAAGAAGGTTCACTGGCCCTCATCCTTCGATTAGAAGGTGGGGGCCTCCCCATTTGCCCCATTCGGGAATGACCTGCGTCACGTCACCGTTGAATGGGGTGTACACGCAGACCGAACAGTGGGAGTAGCAAGAATTTGACGTGTCGATACCTGGTGACAAAGTTCAGGGAGACGGGCGACGGAGGTGAGGGAATGTGGGTGTACGGCTACCCGTGCGGCGAGCCGACGCTCGACAGGCAGACCTCCGCCTGCGCTGACCACTTCTACCCTCGGCATTCGCCCTTCCCGGCGTTCACCAAGCCACGTACCCCGAAGCAGTAAGACCAAAGGCCCTCGCTCTTCGAATGGAAGCGAGGGCCTTCCTCGTACCCAGGGTCACGCGGCCAGACTGCTCGCCTCATCCTCCTCCTGTTCGTCGAGCGTCCGGACGATGCGCTCCAGGGCTTCGTCGTCGAGTCGGGGGGCGAGCTTCGTCCAGTGGGTCAGCCACTCGTCGTCGGTCATCGTTGCAGGTCACCGGCCTTTCGTATGTACGGAGTTGATTCAAACTCCGCCCACGCGGTGTTTGACGAAGTTCCGTACTTGATGGCTACACTGTATCCCAGGCTGTTGAGCGAGGGGTGGATACATGATGACACGGAAGGACCCGGCACCGGACCTCCCCATCGGGGGGTACTGCCGGATCTCAGAAGCCGATCTCCTGGAGATCCGACGGGCTGTCGATGCGGGCCTGATCACCGCCGAAGAGGGCGTCGAGATGGAGCGGAAGGGAGTCCTCAAGCAGCGCGACGACGTCGCCCACATCGCCGAGCCTTTCGGTCGGCCGGTCAAGATCTACGAGGACAACAGCCTCTCCGCCTTCAAGCGCAACGTTCGCCGCCCCGACTTCGAGCAGATGGTCAAGGACCTGACCGCGGGCAAGCTGGCCGGCATCGTCGGCTACGACATCGACCGCATCTTCCGGCAGCCCCGCGACCTCGAAAAGGTCATCGACCACTACGAGACGTGCGGCCTGAACCTGGTCTTCAAGACTGGGTCCGGCCAGAACTACGACCTCACGACTGGTGACGGTCGCTTCTCTGCCCGGCTCTTCGTCTCCATCGCGAACAAGTCTTCCGAGGACGCCTCGCGCCGCATCAAGCGAGAGGTCCAGCGCAAGGCGCAGAAGGGCGAGTACCACGGAGGTACCCATCCCTACGGCTGGCGCAAGGACGACCGCGACAAGCTGGACCACGAGGCCGCCAAGCACATCGCGAAGATCGTCAACGGCCATCTCGCCGGAGACAAGATCGCCACCTGCATGGAGTACCTGGCCGACCAGGGGGTGGTGAACCCGAACACGGGGAAGCCCTTCACCTGGGCTGGCACGAAGACCCTGATCTACCGGGCCCGCAGCTTCGGCATCCGCATCTACCTCGGCGAGCCTCAGTCCACCGCCGATGGCGGCTACGTCATGGGTGACTGGGAGCCGATCTTCACCACGCCCGAGGGTGAGCCGGACTTCGACAAGTACGAGCAGCTCGTCGCCCTCAAGGCAGGACGATCCCCCGCTGGACCGCAAGAGAAGAGCTCGGTGAAGTACCTGCTCTCTCGCATCGTGCGCTGTGGCCGTTGCGGCTACCCGATGGTCGGCAAGACTGTCTGGATTCGAGGGAAGAAGTCGCAGACCTTCGCCTACAACTGCAACAAGGCCCACCCGGACGCCTGCGGCAAGATGGGTGCCTCCGGACCCCGCGTGGACGACCTCATCAAGAAGCTGGTGTGGTCTCAGGCGGTCCGAGCGAGCAAGGAACGGCTCCTGGTACCCGAGCCTGGAGTTTGGGCGCGAGAGGCCGAGCTGAAGGACGTCGACGAGCAGATCGCCGAGCTGAAGGAGCTCTGGGCTGCCAAGAAGATCCGCGCAGCCTCGTACGTGGTCACGCTGGACGAGCTGGAGGCTCAGAAGATGGAGCTGAAGGCTGATCGAGCCGTCCATACGGCCACTCCGCCCATCCGGGTCATCACGCCCGAGCTCCTGAAGTCTGGGTGGGAGGGTCTGTCAGTGGAGCGTCAGCGGATCATCGTCCGTGCCGTGCTGAAGGCCGTGATCATCCACCCGGCACGCGATGGCAAGCGAGGCGGAGCCTTCGATCCCATGCGGGTTGAGCCCGTCTTCGCGTAAACGCAGAAAGGCCCCTACCCGATCAGGGCAGGGGCCTTCGTCTTACTTCAAGTCCATCAGTTCAAGGATGCTGTCGACGGTCTCCTCGTCGAGCATCGGGGCCTTACTCATCCAGTGGTCGAGCCAGTCTTCAGAGGTCACGGCGCGACTCTCCCGTTCCGCACGAACGCCTCGTGCGTGATGGGCATGTGCACCTTGAAGACCTCCTCCATCTGCTCGGCGACCATCTCGATCTCCCGCTGGGGGAACGAGGGGAACGTGCTGCCCGCGGAGATGGTGCGCAGGGAGAGGAAGTGCATCAGGCTGCGCGCGTTGCAGGTGGCGAAGTAGGAGGTGAAGATGCCCACGGGCAGAACCATGCGAGCCACTTCTCGGGCGACACCGGCCGCGAGCAGTCGCTCGTACGTGTCGTAGGCGAGGCGGTAGGCGCGACGCATCTCCGCCCTGGTGGTGGCGTGCTGGTCGCTGGTGCCAGGCTCGAAGGTGTAGGCGCCGGCCTTGCCGACCTGCACGAGGTTGCGGTCCTCGGCCGGGACGTAGAACACGGGCTTCAGCTCGGTGTACCGGCCCGACTCCTCGTTGTAGCTCCAGGTGCGGTGCCGGAAGTGCTCGCGGGCTACGAAGATCGGCGCCTCGACGAGGAAGGTGAAGCTGGTGTGCTCGAAGGGGCTGCCGTGCCGGTCCCGCATCAGGTAGTTGATCAGGCCGGGCCCGCTGTCCTGCTTGGCGGCCGAGGCCGAGCCGATGGTGCTGACTCGGGCCGCCATCGTCACGTCGTAGTCCATGGCGCTGGCCTTCATGAGCGTCACGCTCACGTCGGAGCGGAAGGTGGTGTCAGACATGAGCGGGGGCCTCCTCGGGCTGGTCGTACATGTAGAGCTCGTTGACGTGGTGGACCTTGGTGCCGTACTTGCCCTCCAGATCGGAGAGCTGGCGCCTCAGTCGGTCAGCCTCCCGACTCAAGCCGAGGCCGGTGTGGAACACCCGCTTGGGCTGGCGTCCGTTCAGGCGACCGAAGGCGGCGACCCCGTTCAGGGTGTAGACGTTGTCCCGGTTGAACTCGGGGTACAGGCGGGCCTGGTGGAAGCCGTAGACCACAAGGATGTCTTCGTCGGTGACAGGTTCGAGCGCGATGATGTCAGTCACAGTTGCACACCCTCTCCGAGGTGAGCCAGAGCCTCATGCAGAGCCTTGACGGTGATGGTTTCCTTGCTGTCCCGACTGGCGTGCTCCTGGCGCAGCACCTGGTTCTCAGAGACGAGCTCCTGTACCCCAGTCAGCACCCGAGCCATGTTCCTGGGGCTCCAGACGTTGCCGTCCAGCGGGCGGATGAAGGCGGAGCTGAGCTGCACTCCGATCACCTTTGCGATCTGGGCCACGATCTCTCGGGCCTCCCCGCCCTGCGAGTTCTGCTTGTAGGCGGCCTCGCAGTGGCCAGCGCGGCACAGCTCGACCTCTCGGACGATGTCAGCCAGGTCTCCAGCCATTCCGCCCACCTTGGGTGCCGGCTCGGCCTCCAGGTGCTCGATCTCAGCCGCCTTCATGTAGTCCATCGGACCCTCGAACACCATCGACTCAGCCTTGATGGCCTCGATGTCCACCTCGCTCGCGTTCCGCGCATCTTCCGCGATGCGCTGACCCTCGGCGACCCAGTCCCATCCGTTACTCACTTCGCTACCTCCTTGACTCGGTTCTCGTACGACGATCGGGACTCGGACGTCAGGTGGAAGCCACCCTGGTCGCACTGGTACCAGCGGGACTCCACTTTCAGGCCCCGCATGGTGCCTCGCGCCTCGCCCTGTCGGCTTCGCTTGGCTCGGGCTCGGCCGAGCGCCTTCTCTGCGTCTCGCTCAGTCAGAAACCCCCGCTTGCCACCACAAGGGCAGCTCCTCCACTCACAGCTCATTGATGTTCTTCGCCGTTCCCTTCCGTGCCGTCGTCTTCTTCTTCGCCTTCAGTGCCGGGTCATCCTTGACGAAACGGTCACAGTTACACACTTCCAGGTGGCACTTGCCACGGCTTGCACCGTCGACCGCATGGGTCCAGGGGGCGTGTCCACACTCGGGGTTCCAGCAGTAGCCGGGCCACCCGTCCTTCTTTCCGTCGTGGTTGGCGAGCATGATCCCCGACGAAGTCAGGGGCACCACCCTGCCGGTACCTCCGAAGCTCATCTTCTTGGCGAAGCTCTCCGCCTCAGCGACGGCGCCGAAGGGTCCGAAGTTCAGGCCCTTGCTGCCGTCCGCCCACTTGTGGACCATCACGAACAGGTCCCGCATCTGGAGCATGTCTCCGACCTCCTTGATCACAGCCTTGGCCAGTTGCTCCGGGCTGTCGAAGGTCGGGTCTTCGAGGATGTCCACCACCTTCTTGATCTCGTGGGCTCGGGGGGTGATCCTCACGCGGCGTACTCGGGGAGGTGGACGATGCCGAAGCCGAGCTCCTCAGCCACGCCGACCGTCGACTTGGTGTACGTGACGCCAGGCTCCAGGTCGGGGACCAGCCAGTCGCCGCGCACCTTGACGCGCACGTCCTTGTCGTCGTCCGGGCTGACGATCACGGTGCCGTTCGGTAGGGCTTCGAGTACGCGCCCCGACTTCACGACCGGCAGGGTGTCGATCCAGAAGAACCCGTCCGCTCGGTCCAGTTCGTTCGGCTGGAACTCGAACGAGGTTCCGTTCTCCAGGTCCACGCCGATCAGTCCGTCCGCCACGTACTTCACGATTCCGTGGGTGCCGACGTCGCCCGCTCTCTCAGGGAACTCGCTGGTCTGTATCGTCACGATGTCGTTCTTCTTCACGTCGTTCAGTGCCACTCGGTCTGACTCCTCTCGATGACCCGCACTCCCCAGCGCCGGGTGTTGACGTAGGCGATCACGTTCTGCGTCGCCGTCTTGCTCGGGCTGTACCAGTGGCCGCCTCGCTTAAAGAGGGGCGTGTCCCGCTTGTCCTGGATCACGATCGCGGTGCCATCAGGCAGTTCGTCGAGCTCTCGGATCGTTCTGATGGTCACAGTATCACACGCTCACACTTGCACAAGTTCGGCGACGCCGTGCAGCTTGGCATGCAGGTCATCCACTGATCCGTCGTTGACCAGGACGTGGTCGAAGGGCCAGTCATCGAGCGCGGTCTCGCTGATGTGCGCTCGTCCGTACTTGTCCTTGGTCGGGCCGACGTTCGGCCTGTTCACCCGGATCATCACGCCACCGCGGTCAGCCACTGCCCGCGCTTCGTTCTCGAAGCGGACGTCGGTCACGACCAGGCCGGCCGCGTCCTTGTGGTCGGCGTACAGGGCCTCGACCCACACGTCATCACCGAGCACGCGCCGGCCAGCCTCTGTGCCCGTGCGCTGGAGCAGGGACCGGACCTCGGGGTACGTCGTCTTGGCGTAGTCCCACCCGGTCTGGTCGACCAGCCTTCGCAGGCGCAGGCTCCCGGCACCGTAGTGCCCAGGGATCAGGGGATTCACCGCGTACAGGAACTCGCGCAGCTTGTCGGCGTAGGCCGCCTGCCTCCAGCCCCTCTCGACCAGGGCGTTCGCCGCCTCGTTCTTTCCACTGCGGGCGTAGCCCGACAGTCCCACGATCAGGTCAGTCACTTCCAGTTCACCTCCGCTTCGACTTCCTCCCACACACGCAGGCCCTGCACGTTGGTGCCGACGTAGTCCTTCACGTCCTGCCGGATGGCTGCCGCACCCTCTTGGCCGAACGACCGCGTCCACTCGGCCGGGTCCTTGACGTCCACCGTGATGGTGATGGCGATCTTCACTGCTCGTTCTCCTTGCGGTAGGTGGGGAAGGTCAGACCGTCTCGAAGTAGAAGGCGTCGTTCACGTCGCCCGCCTTGACGAGCTCACCCTCCAGGCCCGCGAACTCACGGTCCGAGGTGATCGCGACCGAGGGGATGCGCGTCCTGCCTTCGATGAAGTCGATGCCCTTCTGGGTGATCGACCACCGCTGCTCTCCCTCGCGCTTGGCCAGGCCGAACCAGGCCAGCTTCGCGAACACCGCGTACTCAGTGCCGGTGAGGCCCATCTCGTCACGCTTCAGAGCGTCGCCGCCCTGGAGGTACAGCTTGCCGAGACCCGAGACCTCGTTCTTACCGATGCGGCTGCGCTTCTGCACTGTCGTGCTCCTCTCACCGTGGCTGCCATCTTCAGGAGGTGGGCACCACCCCACCCCGACCCCCGAAGGGGTTTCGGCACACTTGCACAGTCAGGACGTCTCTCGGTACCCGTCGAAGCAGTAGATGTACGAGGTCTCGCCTACGCGGGCCCAGCACAGGCGGTGCCCGAACACGGTGCCCCAGTACTCACGGTGCGCGGCCTTGTTCTGCTTGGCCCACGCCTGTCGGTCGGCCGGGTTGTTCAGCTTCGGGTTCAGGTACGTCACGTTGCCAGCACGGTCGACGTAGTACGAGTACCCCTTGCCGTTGCCTCGCTTGGCCGCGTCCCAGTAGCAGTTCGTGCCGTCTCCATCCTCAGCGCACGGCTTGCTCGGGATGTGGAACACGGGCACGTACTTCACCTTGGCGGGCAGGGTCACGGGCTTGGCGTCCGAGGCGGCGGCCGGCGAGTTCCAGGTCAGGGAGCCCAGCAAGGCGAGGGCGAGGAAGATCAGGACGTACTTGGCTGCGCGCTTCATGGGGTGTCTCCTTCAGGGTGACCGCTCCCGTGCGGGGCGGCTGAGGCTTGGGCGGGAGCTTGTACCGGTAGGCGGTCAGCTCGGGGATCTCATGCGGTTCAGCTACGCCGTTCTCGACGGCGACTCGGTAGACGGTGGCGAACAGTGCGACCGCCTGCTTCACGATCTCGCTGTTGCTCAGGCCGGTCGGGGCCAGGTCTTGCAGGTTGCGGGCCAGCTCCTTGTCGACCCGCGCACTCAACTGTCGGGGCATCTCGCTCACGCCAGGACCACCTCCGGGACGATGCCCCCCTCCTCGGTGATCAGGCGGGCGTCGATCAGCCTGCTGCCCTCGTTCCAGTAGTGGCTGCCGAGCTTCCAGCACATCCCGCTCTTGATCAGCAGGCCGAACAGCTCCAGCGTCTCGGTGTCGTCGAGCTCGCCTGCCTCGTAGCTCATCAGGTCGATGACCAGGTCTCCCATGCGGCTCACTTGGAGCCCTCCCTCACAGTTGGTTGGCTCATCAGGAAGGGAGATCCACTCCCCCCGACCACCCCTCCGGGTGGTTTCGCCTTGATGTGGTCACAGTATCACTGCTGCGCAGGTTGCACAATGTCAGCCGTATCGGATCTCTCCCAGTGCCGCGAGCTGGATGATGACGTCGGCCGTACCGGCGTCGATGTGCGAGGCGTCGATGCCGTCCTTCTCGGTCCGGTCGATCCAGGACTGGACGATGTAGCCGTGGTACTCCTGGTTCACGAACTCCTGGGCGAGGTCGAGGAGTCTGGCGTACGCCACCCGCACCTGGTCCTTGCTCAGGTAGTGGACCGCCTCGACCTCGCGGTCACCCTCCAGCCCCAGCCAGGTGTCGTGCTCACCCTCGACGATGGTGTACGCCTTCCCCGCGGGCAGGCCGGCGAACTCCTCGTCGCTCGGCTCGATGGCCCAGTAGTTGATGCCACCTCCGGCGCCGATGTCGATGATGTCCTGGACGTTCTCGTCGGTCAGTGCTGCGAGGATCTTCTCGGTGATCACTGGCTTGCCTCTCGGGTTGGTGTAGGTCTCAGGCGCTGACGGCGATGCGGACGACGGCCTCGTTGCCCTCGTACTTGTTCTGCCGGACGTGCTTGCGGGTCAGGGTGGTGGCCTTGTCCTTGCGCTTCGAGTCGCGGTGGTTCACGTCGTGGGTGCGGAACTTGGGGGTCACTGTGGTTCTCCGATCACGTGCGGCAGGCTCATCAGCGGGGGGATGCCACCCACCCCGGACCCCCGAAGGGGTTTCGCCTTGTCAGTGCAGGTTCAGCAGGACGATCAGCTCCTCGGTCGTGACCACCTCCAGCTCGTGCTTCACGACCGTGCCCTCGGTCACCACCTCGGCCTTGTCTCTGGGCCCCTCGGTCAGCTCGGGTACCGGCTGTCCGGCGAGCTCCAGGACGTACGCCTCGTAGTCGAGGAGGTCTCCGTGCTCGTCGTCCACGTCGTAGTCACCGTGCGCATGTCCCTCCAGGAAGGTCATGGCCGCCCGCTTGTTGCCTCCGACCATCAGCGCCTGGACCAGCCGGTTCGCCTCGGAGCAGGTGAAGTGACCGCCCACTCCCGACGCCGTCATCGGGTCACCGAGGATGTCGGCGAAGGTGTCGAGCGCGGAGTACACATCGCTGAGCTCCTCCTCGGTGTCGCGCTCGTCCTCCACCACCTCCGCCTCGCAGAGGTAGCCGTAGCTCTCGGTCCAGTACTCACCGACACCCGAGGACTGTCCGGGCTTCAGTCCTCCCCCGCAGGTCTCGCACTTGTAGGAGACGCCGGGCTTGACCGGGTAGAGGATCGGGCCGTTGTCGACCAGGCACCGCACTACGTTGCTCGGGATCATCACTGTCACACCTTCACACTCATGGCTGCCATCATCAGGGAGCGGGAGCCACCCCACCCCGACCGCCTCTCGGCGGTTTCGGCTTGCGTCACTTGCACACTCATGCCGCAGTAGCGAACATGGTTCCCCTCGTAGACGTCCCGACCAGCTTGTCTCTCCACACCACCCAGGTCACCGCCTGGACCACCGAGGGGAGTTCACCCAGGCGCTGGGCAGCCTCCCGGTAGCAGTGCGCGATCAGGGCGTACCGACCCTTGGCACCCAGGCCCCGGTCACGGGCGCCGTACTCCTCCCCCACCGCGATGTCGTGTGCGTGCCTGTCGATGCAGACAGCGTCCGCGTCGGTCGGGTCGAAGATGCAGCGGTAGAAGTG